CCACGAATACCTAGTTCGAGTTCGTTAATACCTGAGACTACATCAGAATCTTCATTAGTGTTTAGTCTACCTGTCGCACCTAAATCTAAAGAAATTGTATTAACGTTATCTTTAAATTCCGTGAACGTGTCATTAATAGTTGTGATTGTCGGATTATTTGCCATTTTACAATTTCTCTATAAGTTTATTTAGGAGGTCTTTTATTTCACCGACTTCATTCTTTAATTCCTCGAACTCCTGTGTCTTCTGTTCTCTTTTCTTTTTAGACTCTCTTGCTTTATTTATAAGGTCTGAGTTTACATTAATTAAAGTTCCACTCTGAGGGTCTCTTTTCCAGTCATGTTTGTTCATTATGTTGCCAATGCAATAACCCTTAAGTCTTTAAATAACGGAGGAGTTGCGGTGTTTGTTGAATTCATAACAAGTTTTACTTGATACTGCATGAACGCATCCATATCACCATTATCTCCACCAATAAGGTATGTGTACTCTCTGAAGTTTCTTTCATCAGGGGCAACCGAACCTTGTTGATATTCATTTCCAAGAATCCAATCATTATCAAAAATGACATCCCCTTCGTTTGCAGTTCTGTAATAGAAATCAAACGAAGCACTTGCGGGTCTTAGAGATGATAATATCACCTTCATACCTACAGCATCATTTGCAAGAGTTACTGGTCTAGTGATATGTTTGGATAATGAACTACCACCACCCGCATTTGTTTCTGCAACAAAACTGTAAGGTACATTGTAACCATTCGCAGCAATACCGTCTAGAGGTTGTTTATCAATTCTATTAGAACTTAATCCCATACCTACACGTTGCATATCAACTACTGGAGATACACTACTATTAGTAGTATCTAAACTAACTTCCCAAGTTATAGACTTTTCTGTTGATTCTAAGTTTGCGACTTCATTAGCACTAGTTGCAAGTAGTCTTGGTGAATTAAATCTATTGAGTGTTTCAAGTTCAAAGTCACCATTGAATGGTTCGTTATAATCAGGTACTTGATTATACCTTGTTTGTGTACCACTTACAGCAGCAAATGATTTACCTGTGATAAATTTCGCACGAGGTATCATAGTTGTAGATGGTGGTGTTGCAGTAGTAATCATAGGAATTACAGCATCAAATTCAATTTGTTGAGTTGATTCAACCGCATTCCCACCTAAGTTGCCTGAGGAACTTGCATTATCACCAGTTTCAAAAGTAAATCCATATCCATCCGCACCAGTAATGGTTTGGTTACCATTAATGTTACCTGCAGCGACACCATTACCACCAACAGCACCTGAGATAGTAACTATATCACCAACATGGAATCCATGAGAACCAAATTTACAATACAATACATCACTTGATGCTGTTGATACAAAGGGATTGTTTATTAGAGGTTCTGTTGGTAACGCACCATTTTCTAGGACTACTTTACCACCCGCAGTTGAGAAAACCGCAGAGTAGATATTAAATGCCATATCTTTAGTTTGGTCTGCTTCCCAAGTTGTACCGTTTTGAGATTTGAAAAGTGAACCCATAGATGGTTGTCTATTTATTCTTTTCTCTGTTGAACCTAATTCAAATGCGTAAGTTTCACCCACATATGCATTATAACTAACACAGTCCGCAAGTAGAACAATACAGTATTCTGTACTAGGTTTCAAATAGATTGGTTCATCAAATTCAAATGGTGTTGGACGTTCAAGAACTTTCGTTTGGTTTTGAGCAGTAGGAAGTAGAACATCATTAGGATTGACAAATTTACTTGCCATATAACTATCAGATGAAGGATGTCCATTTACCATTTCACGGATTTGACATTCAACAGGGATTTTTGAATCCTTTGTTTTAAAGAATGCTTCCACTTTAGTGAGGTACATACCATCACCTTCGGGTACTCTGAATGATTGTGCAAGTGGGTCAATCCACTTAACTTCTGTCCATCTTTGTGTCTGTGTAAGAGGTGTTCTAGTTGATAAAACATCTTTAATACGAGTTTCAATTTGTCCTTGAGATGTATAATTTGCAACTGCACGAGATAGTGCAGCACCATCTTGGTTGATACTAATATCAAGAAGTTTGAACTCTCTTGTTCCCGCTTTAAATCTTAAAGTATCTTTACTTGATGGTATGAAGAACGAACCTTCAATTCTACCTTGTGCATTAGAGACTAATGCAGTCGCCCCTTCGGGATGTTGAGTAGCTTTCTTATGTTTTCTTGCATAGACATTTGCGTTATCAGATGAAGGAGCATAATCTTCGGCAAAAACCCAATCATCTACTTTCTTACCTGAGAAATATGGGAAGTATCTAGTTTCGGGTCTAAGACCTTCTGCTTTGAAGAATACTTTTCTTGAACGCATAAATGGTAAGAATTTTAAATCAATTCTACGATTACCAATCACACGAGTATTTACTCTATGGTCAACAACAGTTCTCTTGGAGAAAGTTGTTGTTTGTTTACGTCTACCTGAAGCAGGATGAGTAGTTTGAGATTCAAATACTGCATCTTCGTCTCGTATCGATTGTGGATTGTTGATTCGTATACCAAACCAACCAAACTCTAAAACATCAGTCTCAGGTAAAAACCAGTTATTGTCCCAAATATTACCTTGAGCTGCAGGGAAGGTGTTATTACCACCACCACCTTCTCCACCAACATTCGGGAACCAACCACCAGTACCGCCACCACCACCTTGTAGTGCAACGTTTCTTTCAAACTCACCTAGGTGGTCGATACCGAGTCCAGCATCTTGTGCTTCTGCGGTTTCGTGAATAATGTTGTCGGGCGCCATTCTAGTTTCCAACCACCAATCGGAGGCAGGAGACAATGTAATTTTACCACGACCCGTGACCACTGCAAATGGGTTAACATTTTCAGTACCACTAATTTTGTTTTGTTTAACTGCTAATTCGTGAGTGTATGATAGATAAATGTTATCACCTTTCTTCACGACATTAGATGATTTGGAACTGTTATATACTAAGTCAATTCCTTCTTTATTTGTCTGACATGTCATCATACCTACTGCGGCAACAATACCCGAACTTGTACTACGGTCTAAAGTGTCCGTTAGGTCATAGTTCTTAAAGTTATCCGCAAAGATACCTGATTTAGTTCTTGCGATACCCGAAGAGTCAAGTACCATCATTGAATCTGTTGCGACTTCTAGGAATGATAAAGAAACATGTTCTTTTAAGTTGTCAAGTTTCTCTTCAATTCTGTTGATATCTTGCATAGTGAATCTTTTATATTTCAATATACGCAATCCTAGGTCATCTTTATTTGTACCATATGCGTTTAGATTCAATTCAAATAATGGGAGTGTACCTTCAGGAGTTTCAGGCATCGGTCTTGTGAAACCCGATTCACCTTGAATGTGAATGATTTGTGCTTCTCCATCAACACCCTCTGACTGTTTTAAAACAATCTTATCTGCACGAGGTAGGTAGTAATCAACATCCCCTTGGAAAATATCACCACTAGTTGGAAGTTCATTAATTACTGCACCCGATACACTAAAGTCCAATCCTGAGTCAGGAGTTGACGGACGGAAATCAATTGCGTCTCTTAAAGGTGTTACGTCTCTACTAGGTTTAACAAGAGAAGGTATCTCTGAATAAGGAACCTGTCCTGAATAAGAGTTAACTGCGAATACATCACCCACGTTATGTTGATAGTAATCAAACTTAACATAGATTGTACCCGAAATACTAGATGAACTATTTCTTACAACACGACCTGGCCCATAATAGTTTGGTCTTTGACCATTATCGAAAGAGAACTCATCGGTTATATCTCGACCACTTGAGTTAGTAACTTTAATTTCTGTGATAGATTTGACATCTGCCTTTCCAAGGTTTAGGAAAGTTGTACCCGCAACATTCTTTAATGTTCCAGTTATAGTCGCATTTTCTATTAATTGTTTTGTACGAATAGAAGGTTGTGCCTTATTAACTTTCGCATAAATTTTAATATTTTGATTTGACGGTAGACCACTGATAGTTACGGATGTTGTGCCTGAACCTGAGAAGGTTGCACCTGTTACTACTTGACCATCAGCACGTGTTATAATCCATTGACTTGTATTAACATAAGTTTCTCCAGTCACAGTCAATGCATCTAATGTACATGTTGTACCTGTTGAAGTGTCAGAAATTATTCTTTGAACCTCAAAGTCGATATCAGTAATAGTTCTTGGACGTGACTTTGGTAATTTAAAAACAAGTCCTTCTTTTAAAGTTTCTCGGAGATTTGCCTGACCACCATTTTGTGATAAGTCTGCAACACCAACGTTGGTAGTAGATGTACCTATAGTTTTCACATCACGGAAAACCTGACCACTATTCATTACTATATTAAATAGAGATGCACGGAAATTCGCACCATCTTCTTCAACATAACGAACTCTCGCAGTACCAATAATACTTGCAGCAGGGTTAGTAGTAGACTCAGATAGGTTTACTTTTGCAAATGTTCCTACTCCCAAATCTCCTTTAAGAGATGAGAGTATCATATAGTTACCATAATCGATACCAACCACTTCGTTTGTGATTAGTGATGTATCTCTTGGTTTGGTGATTGTCCCGAAATATGAAGAGTTTCTATTACTTCGATATCCTTCCACATACGCATTACCAGCAGATACATTAAATTCTAATTTAGCATTTTCACTATCTGTATCGAAGTCTATATCAAATGGACGTACAATGTAGTTACCACTTTCTTCTTTAGTTCTTGTTGCCAATAGGTCATTGATTTTATTAAAACCATCTGTACCTGTTACCTGTTCAACAATCTTACCACTAATTACTTTTGAATAGAACACAAAGTTATCTGTAGAAGCGTTTGCTTCTTCTACAAGATTTAACTTAATTCTATATCTGTCTGCACCAGGCGATGAACGGTTTGGAGTTGCACCCTGATTATCATATAGTGCATCGTCATCATCAACTGTAACAATATCTTCGGTTACTGTAAATCCTACAACTGTGGTAGGGTTACTTGTGTACTTAGAAATAATAATAGACTGTGGGTTTGCAAACACAAAATGTCCACGAACAAAGAAGTCTCCACCCGCATTACTGAACTGAGTACCTTTACCCACACATGGGTCTGCAACCGTGTTTGTGTTTTGTACGGTTAATGTTTCTGACCCATCAAAGAGGTCTTCTCCCGCACTAACACGAATAGGAGTTGCATTTTCACCAGTACTACCCGAACCTGTATATTCAACATATAAAGTTGCTGGGTTTGAAGAATCACCTTCTGCGACTACTTCTAATACTCGAACTTTTACACCTGAAGATGAACCTGTAAATTCATTACCAATAATAGTAGTGAAATCAGTTGGAAGAGTATTAACACTCGTATTTAATTTAATAAACTCATAGTTAGGGTTTAATGTAGGGCCGCCAGGATTTACCGCTGCACCTTCCTTAAATATATTACGACCAAATCTCGCAACTTCAGATTGGATAATTGTTTGTAGTTGAGTGAGTTCACGTGCTTGTAACGCACGTCCACTATTAAAGAGAATTCTATGATAGTTATCACTATCAGCAAAATCATCTTTATATGTAGATGGAAAACTCTGTTCGGTATATACTTTTGCCATTTCAGTACCTTAAATTTGTATTACGATTTTAATATCTTCAGTTTGACCCGCATCTCGGATGATTGCATCACGATTTGCAATATACATCAAGTCTCCTGTCTTGTTATTTAGTTCCCCTTTAATATAAGGAGCGAAACTAGCGTTTAATACACCCGCACCATTACCATCGATTTCGTTCACTGATTCACCTGAATCAAAGTCACCAAAACCTGTTTCTTCGGTTTGATGATACCAAATATTTGCAGAATCAACTCTATCGATTAATGCCTTGACCTGAGATAAACTACCCTGAATGGTATTATCGGGGGTCATTGTTTGTGAGAAAGAAGATACTCTAAGTTTCTTTAATGCATTACCCGTAGATTCTGTGAAAGGGGCAGCAAGTCCATCAAGGGACGTTTCAGCACTACCCGCACTATCTTCATCAAGTCTAGGGTTCTTTAATAGACCGACTTGTCTGAAATCTTGATTGATAATGAAGTCTCCTGCCTCATCACCATCGGGTTTAGTATTAAACATGATTGCAGTAGAACGAAGGTCATCTCTTGGGTCTGCACCAAATCCTAAAGGAGATTGGTCATGACCAAGAATAACTCTTCCTTTTGCTTCTGTCGTGAATGAACCACCACCAGTAAACACTAGAGATGCTTCACTGTATCCACTACCTTGAGTATATGTACCACTTGAGTCATATATCTCAACCTTAGTTACTGCACCACCATCAATAGACGCAACACCTTTTGCACCAATACCATCACCAATAACGGTAACAGTAGGATTAGATGTATAACCCGAACCACCTGTAGTGATTGAGAATCCAGTAATTTGTCCTTTGATTGCTGCATTCTGTACTGCAAGTTGTTCTACGTCTGCAGCGGGTGAATCTGAGTCTACCGCACCTTGTAATTTGACAGGCATATAGTTTGCAGATACGAATTTAGTTGCATCTAGAGCAGAGATAGAATATAAGAATTTCCATACATATCCATCTGCGGTTGCAAATGCGTCACCTGTAGTGTTACCTGAAGGTTGATTGTTTGATACTAGTGATGAACCCGCAGCATTCTTTGCCTGTTGAACACACATATAAACTTGGTTGTTATCGTTCAACACATAATAAGGTTGACTCGGATAACCCGCTTGTGCATCATTATATGCAGAATAGATAGCACCCGATGCCCAGTTGTAACGAGGAACAACCATACGGATATCCGTGATGTTCTTAACTGATTGCATCCCTAGACGGAAGTTTCTCTCTTCTCTACCTGTGTTATATGCTAGTGGTGCAACATCTGAATCGTTCCAGTCTTCGGAACGACCTATCGCTGCATAATAATTATTACTTGCATCATTAACGTCTGATAAGATACTGTTAATTACTTGTTTTTTAATTCGGTTTGTTATTACTGCCTTAGCCATTATTATACCCTATTATATTAAACTTACTGGATTGCCTGTCGAGACATCCAAGGAAGACATTATTTGCCAGTTTGCACCATCCCATAATAGAGATAACGTGTCATTTTGTTCGAAACGGAAGAAAGAACCATTGGAATCTCCATTTGCGATATTACCCGCAGTTCCGTAAAGGTTCGTAACACCCACACCTTTGTTTACAAATCTATGTTCTTCTCCTACTTGTTCACCATCACCCAATGTCGGTAAGATTGTACCTGAACCCGCATTGAATATAGTAAGAGGAACTGCAAGATTTACTGCCTCTGATTGAACGGATGTTTGTGCATTATACACTAATTTAGAGTTGATGTCAACCCCACCTGTACCTTTTGCGGCAAGGTTTAATGAAATATTGGTGTCTGTACCACTTGCTTCAATCTTTGGTGAACTACCCGTTGCGGTGTTAGATATCTTAACATGGTTGACCGCAGCTGCAACACGGTCAAACTCTAGTAATTCACCACCCGAAGAATCGAGTAGATTACCACCAAGGTTTTTACCACCAACCATATTATTAACCAACATACCACCATCTATGGTTTTATTTGTAAGTATTTGTGTATGTCCGTTAAATGTGAATTCATCATTAGAACCTAATAAAGGTAAGGTTACGTTTCTATCAGCTGCAAGTTCTGAAGGAACAAATACATATTGATGGTTTGCACTTGTATCATTTATTTGTGGTGTTGTGAGGACAGGACTGGTTAAAGTCTTATTCGTAAGAGTTTGTGTCAATGTATCAAGAACAATATTACCAGTTGCATCGGGTAAAGTTATAGTGTTATCTTGTTGAGGTTCTGCTAAAGTTAATAGTGTTTGATTGTTATCGTCCACTAGACCTTCGAAGGATAATCCCCCTGTAACAAACTGAACAGATGACCCAATAACATCCGCATCCCCACCAATAGTGGTGTAGATTTCGGAGAAGTTATCATTAATCTTCTTTGCGGCAGTACGGAGAGTGTCCCCTGTACCATCGTTTGCGATTGTTCCTCGATTTATATTTTGTCTTGCCATCTTTAAAGTTCCATTGTCTTCTATCTATTTATAAGAGTTTATAACCAACTTGCACTATCTAATAAAGAATAATACAAATCCGAATCCCCACTCCACCATTGATGTTCTTCTTGGTCTAACGTTTCGAAGTGGAAGTTGTTAGACATATCCATACCTTTCAATGTTCCACCAGCACTATCTGTTGCAAGGTCAGAATCATCGAACGTTGGAGAAGTCGCAATCTGTAATTCTCGTAGTGAAGAATATTGTCTATCAATTGTTCTAATACTATCATCACCAAACTTCTCTAAGTTCAAGTAAGTATTTATTCGACTCATAACACCTGTTGCATCTGCATATGGGTCATCAAGAATACTTGTAACATCCACACTTGGTAATCCACCCTGATTGATAACATCGAGACCTTCCATATGAACAAACCCAAGGTCTGCGGTATTTTCGATAACAATAGGTGGTGTTGGTGCGGGTTTACTTGAATCCGCTTCCATCAAGTCCGTAACTGAAGATACGATTTGAATTTCAGAACCAACAAACATTCCTGCGGGGTGAGTAAACAGTTTATATGTTTCTTTCCACTTCGCAAAAGGTATCTCTGCTTTAATTAATAACGCAAAGGTTTGATATAGTTTATCATTAGTTAAGTATCTTTGTGACTCTGAACCAATGAGTGAATCCGATAATCCCACTTTAAATACATTTTCTTTGGTATAAATGATATCAGGGTCTATACCAAAGAAAGTTCTGAAGAACTGTTGTATTGAATACTTAGTACCTTTTGAACGATATAAAGTGTTTGAGTATTTTGCCGCAGCACGTTTATCTTTGAATCCCTCAAAGTATGCTTGTCCTAATAACAACTCATCTTCGATATAGGATAATAATTCAATATCTGTCTGTGTTATATCACGACTTTTAAATAAGTCATTAAGAAATCTTGCGGGAGAATTAGTACCCGTATCTTCGAACTCATAATAACTATCAAGTAATGATATTAACTTAGGATAGGTCGCACGGAAGAATTCAGGAAGCACCTCTTTGACTTTATAGTCGGGTACGTCAAGTTCTCTTCGGTTAATATCCTGAAGTGTAATATCTAAATATTTCATTAGTTAGTAATTCCTGTATCGATATCAACTACACGTGTAAATGATTGTGATGCATCATATTCTAAAAGGTCTTGTCTTAGTGGAGAGATTGCACTTTCGTTTGCGGGTTTGGCACTCAATTTAAGGAATGAACCACCACCTACAACACCATCGACTTGGAGTCCTACGATGTTAACAGTATCCGTACTATAATCACCCACATTATCAACGATAATAACATTATTACCTTGGTCGTATACTTCTAATTTATTTGTTTTTAACTTGTTTCGGATAATACATGTTTGTCCTTGAAAACTAAATGGGGTTGATGTAATTCTATAGAACTCATCATCAGTACCCGAAATTTCTACAGGGAACCTTATTTTGTGGTCTTGAACCCTAGATAGGATTGGAGTAAATCTCCTCTGCATGAAAATATCTGCACGAGACGATAGGATTGCGGGAGACACATCATCAACTAATGTTAACATATTAGAACGTCTGAATGATTGTGAAAAATCACCAGTGTTTGTAGCGAAGTAGTTATCGACTGCCGCCTGTGCATTGTCTTGAATTGTGTTACGTGATAGTGTGGTCAATCGTGGATTGAACTGGAAGAATACACGAGATTCAATAAACGTAGTGACAGGGTCAGCAAACTTGAGTTCAAATGATGCAACACTAAGTTGTTCTGCAAGGTCTGTGATTGCTTGTTTTGTTACTGTGACTGTAGAGTCAGGTACATCATCGTTAAATAATACTGACATGAAAACCACACCAAATTCGGGTTCTAGTGCATCTTCTCCACCGAACGTCTTAATATCTCTAATCAATGTAGAGAAGTTTCGTAGTACAAGTGTTGAGTAATCGGGATGAGTTACCATTCTGTTTTGTGATGCATATTGGAATGGTGCATTCTTACGAATTGATTCTAGTGATTCCCTTTCACCACCACCAACTGCATTACCAACTGTTGCAACAGTAATAGGATATCCAACACCACCAACAGTAATTTGATTCACAGGTTCGAATACCTTTGCGGTATTGGCAGGTTGACCACTTGATGCAAGATAAGATACAACAACCTTTGCACCCGCTTCAGGTGCTCTACCCAAAGTACTACCATTACCAAATGATAGTTCAAAGTTTCCGTTAGGAGTTTCTTTGAGAATATACAGTGTTGATAGTTGGTTGATTGTTACTGCATTTAAAATATTTGTGTATGTAGAAAAAGAATTTGATGTTGAACTCTCATATACACGAATGACCGCAGTAGAAGTGTCTAGTGATGGGTCAGGAATTATGTAGACCGCATTCTCTTCTTGTTGTGTAATCAAGAAAGTCTTTTGTCTTGCAGTACCTTCTGTTAAAGAAATGATATTAGATGCATCCGCAGTTTTGAATTCATAATATCCATTACCATCATCTGTACCCGTAAGGTTTTCTGTGGTTTGGAATGTATAATCGGTTTCATCAACATTAGACGTAAAACTGAATCCCGAAGGAAGTTGAACCAATGAAGGTCTACCCGATACACCCGCAAGAGATGTGGATAATTTTACTGTTGACACCGCAGATGTTTTAGAATCGGGTACATAACCAATACCCTCTGCAAGAGATACAACAGAAGAACGTAATTGTGCAGTACTGATAAAGGACTCATTCAAAGCAAAGTTTGCAGTCAAACCATTGTAGTGTGTGTTATATGCAAGAACATCTAGAATATTTGAAAGACCTGACGCTTCGAAGTTATAATCATTGAATTCTGATTTGTTCGCAAGAAACGTTTTTAAGTTATTCTTAATATTGTCAAAATCTAGTGCGGTTGATTTGATTGTTGTTGTCATTTTATCTTAACCTTGATAATGTCGTAGTTACTTCAACGACTTCGTTGGAATTTATTACCTTAAATTTAACAGTTACCTCAAGAGAATTTCTATCGGGTATTGATGTTGAAATTACATCAAGTACTTCTGCTCTAGGTTCGTATGTTTCAATTTGGTGTCTTATATTATAATCTATTTCTTCATCTATGTCATCGTCTGCAAGTTCAAACAATTGACCTATGATATCTCCACCATACTGAGGTTGAAAAGGTTTCTCTAAGAAATTTGTCATAAGTAAAGTCTTAACCGCTTGTTTGACTGCGGCAGAATCTTCTTTCTTGTATATTTCCCCACTTACGGGTTTCTTAGTAAATGACAAGTCGATATCTTTATATACTCTCGCCCTAGAACCCTTTACAGTATTAGTCTGTAAGTTGGTATCCTCTTGTGCGAATGCCCTTTTGATTGCCATCGTTTTATCCTAAGTCTAAACTACTATTTATACGTTTTTATTCAACGATTTCAAGTATTTCTACTAATTCGTTTTTAGACTGTAACTTGTTATTGAAATAAGTGGTAACCTTTTGGTCGAAGGTGACCTCAAAGGATTCAGGAACACTTGGCATTAACAATCCTATAGATGCACATAAAGTTCCATCGGGATTGTATGTATCATAATCAAGTCTAATTTCCTTGAACCTTATAAAGTCTTTCCAGTATACCGCAACATCAAAGGTCTTTTCATAATCAATATTACCTTCTCTATCTATTACTTGATAGTAAACTAACTCACCATCTTTCTTTTTCTTATTATCTGCTGCAGCAGGAACATTACGACCATTGAATATACCTTCTGATACAATCAGACGAACGTCATTAAAGTGTGTCGTGTTACCATTGATACTATCAATTGCGATACCATGCAAGTATAAATTACGTGCAAGTTGTTGTCTCTCGTCATTTTTGATAATAAAATTAAGTGATGTTCTATCACCATATGCACCAAGAAACTTTGCAATAGTAACGCCAGGAGCTAACTTGGTTGCAGATGTAATACTTGATGCAAGATTGGGGTTGTATAAGGGGTCTACTAATATAGCACTCATCGTCTTGATACCTTCGGTGTAAATCTTTTTCCTCTATTTTCGGTAGAGTTTCCGATTGCAGTAAATCCAAATCTTGGAGTTGGTTTAGAAGAAGATGTCCTACCAATTTTAGGTGGGGTTGTTCTTGAATAGTTTGATGACAGTCTTTGTTCAGTTACCATTTGTCCACCCAACGCATCTTTAATAGATGGGTCACGGAACGCACTACGTATCTCTTGAGTTGTAGGTGGTTTATTAAAGTAGTTCTGATAGTCATCTGTGAATATCATCTTGTTCAACAACCTATCATCCGCATCAATTACTACTGTACGAATTGAAAAGTCACCCATACTTGTGTATGCACCAATAAGGGGTGCAACAGGAGGTGGCCCATCAGGTTGTAATATTTCTTGATTCATTTTAATGTCATAACCTTTTGCTTCATGACCGTGTTCTGCACCTTTAACGTATCCAGTATGAACCCCAGCAGCAACAGTAAATGTTCCATTGAGGTCAGCAGATATATCTGACCATTCTGCATGTTTGGAACGGTCTGCCTGCCATGCAAATTGTGAGAAAATTGATTCAGTTGCTTGTCCTAGGAATGTACCATAGAATGATGCACCACTTGTGTATGCAGTCGGGCCTTCTTTACCCATATATGCTTTACCCGTGAAGTCAACGTTAGTTCCACCAATTGTACCATCATTACCCATGACAGATACAAAATCATTACCCACTAGAGAAGAGGTTTTGGATGTTACTGCATATGAGTTCTTTGCAGAGGTAAACATATTAGTTTCAACCGCAGTCTCGAATGCACCCTGTACCCATTTCTTGGCATCACCACGAATATAATCGGATTGAGTTCCATAAGTCATCTTAGTATCTTTTCCTACAATACGAGTAGACCTATTCTTTTTAATGATTTGAGTATTATTACCTTCGATATGTTCACTACTATTTCTTCCGATACTTGTTACACGAGTTCCCGCAACTTGAACATTGTAGTTACCACCCACATCCACGTTGTAATCTCCAGTGACCACAAGATTTAAATTACCTTTGTAGATAAGATTACCATGACCCTCTACAATAGTAGTTTGGTCACCACCTGTTACTTCAACCTTGTTATTAACAGAAGATATAATAACAGAACCGTCCGCACGAAGTTCTACTCCCGCACCTTTACGGTGTTTAATAAGAACACGTTCACCACCCGCAGTGTCATCCATCTCAATAACATGACCACTCGGAGTTTCTTGTACTTGGTTAAATGGATATTCGGATGGTCGTTGAGGTGCAATATCAAGAGATAGTCCTATATCACCACCCCCGATATAGAGTTCATTAATCTTTGTACCACGTGCTGCTTGGTTTAGTGAAGACCCAAAGTTATAATCCCTCTTAGGATACTCACCTGTTGGGTCAACTCCACCATCCTGTGGAACACCAAGAGTTAATTCTAGACCTTCACCTAGTTTATCAACTCTTCCTTCGAAATTGTCGTTCTTAGTTGTCATCCGTTTGTTTTCCTAAATGTCGCTTCGATATAATCTTCAACATCAAAGTATGGGTCGAACTCATCTTCATCAAGGTCATTGTGACCAAAGACTAACCCGCCAGGATATCTTCTATAAAACGCTTGCAATATCTTTTCAAGTGTGTTATACTGTATCATGGTAAATGATTGAGAAGACCTATACATTGTAGGGTTTGCTTCCCCTGAAGAACAGTTTAAACCACCAACCAATACAACACCAATCGATGTTGCATCTAGAGATGCGAGATGTTCACCCTTTTTATTGATGGGTCTACCACGTTGTAATCTACCATCTCTTCTAATCACATAGTGATATCCAATACCATCAAGACCTAAATCTTTTTGTATATTGTTTATTTCAATTGCACCAATATTCTTATCCGTGGTTGTTTCGGTTGCATGAATAACTACAGATTGTAGAGTTCTTTCTATAGAACGTATTTCCGCTTCAAGTTCTTCTACAGATGATACGTATGTAAATGCATCATCCTTGGTGTCTCTACCACTCCATTTCTGTGTACTTGCATCAATTGGTTTACTCTCTTCAAAGAAAGATGCGTCCACAACATTAGTCCCTGATATAGTAGTATCAAGGGATTGTACTTCTTCGTCTGCACGTTCGATAACTTCAACAGTTGCACTAACCTCTTCGGGTGGAATACCTTTTTCCGCAGCTTTGTCTTGGACTTGATTTGATAATTCTTGGGTGGTTTCTGTAGTCTCTACTTCACTAACCACCTCTTGCATTCTTGGTGTTACTGTAGGATTTACTGCAACTGTCTCTTGTACCACACTTGCTTGTTCAGAAACACTTCCTTTTGTCTTACCCACGAGTTCTTTAGTCTTCTCTTTATTAAATGGAGCGGCACTTCCTGCCAAACCTGAAATAGTTCCTTTTGCCTTACCTGTAATACCTTCTCCAATATCTTGAAGAATACCACCCGCATCACTAAGTCCCTCGTTGATTTGGGTTGTAATATTTGTATTGAAATTTGTGATACTATCTGAAAGAGATTGTACATCGGAGACAAGGTCTTTTGCCTTATCCATAAAACTTGCAACACTAGGGAATTTACTCAAGGTATTCTTTGCAGCGGTCTTTAACGCACTCAAAGCACCAAACCCTGATATATTATTTACTTGTTCTAATACTGAGTCGGGGGTAACACTATTAAGACTAGCGCCAGGTGCAAAGGTTGGAATAGATGTGATATTACTTGCAACATCATTGATTGCATTCATAGCAGCATCTTGTGCTACATTCGCCATTTGTCCCACATCAGCAACACTACCTACATTTGCAACTGCATCTTTTACGTCAGATACGAGTTGGTTCGCACCCGCAACACCAGCATCGATTCCTGCTTGGACACCACTGATACCACCCGCACCAACTACTGCAAGTCCTGAGTTCAGATTAGTGAGTGCAGTTCCCATTCCTGTCAATGAATTAAGAATATCACTTAGAGGTTGTGCAGAATCACCACCGACCTTTTCTGCGGTAATAGAATCTGCGGAATCTAGATTACTGAATTGTTGAACTCCGTTTGAATCAATCTCAAAATAGTTAAAGGATGGTATACCTGGCCCATAATTCAAATTAGTCGTTGGGTCTATAAGACCATCAAGACCAACATCATCGGTGATTTCACCAATACTTTCATTAAGGATTACTTCACCTTCTTCGTTTGGTTCGTCAACTGATAGTACTCCACCATTGACTTCACCCGCAGTTTGTCCTACCTTGGTCGCTTGTTTTGCATAGTTACCTTCTTGTGCAGTAACCGCTTTATCTTGATATCCCGCACCTTCAGAAGATTCAACAGGGACACGCTTCTTTTCAGTATAAGAGAACCCGTCTTCATCGACACCTCTTATCGTTATAACTTTATATTCTTGTTTAGTTTTACCCGCAGACTGACCCTGTTGTCTGAGTTTTATGTTTACATCGTCTTTAGTACTCATTATCCAATCCTATCCAAAAGTCTTTGTGCTTTGAACTGTGTTTGTTTTGATAATGACGGGTGTTGGAGATAGTATCTACAAAATATTTCACATGTACCCTCTTTACCCTTTATCTTATCTGAACGTAGAAGTCTTATGTTTGCACCATTCTTAGTTCCACGAAGTTCATATGCAATAAAAGCAAGTTGTGTATAAAAGTGTGGAAAGTTAGGGGAGAACTGTTTCAATAAAGAATATCTTTGTTCTGAGAACCTACCCAATCCATTCGACTGCACATTCGTCCCTGTCCTCATACCACTTGCGATACTCAAACCACTTGCAATTGCAATACTCTGTCTTAGTGTGTAACCTATATTTAGGAAGAACCTAACAGTCGCTTTTTCTCTTGATTGTTTAATTCGATTATTGATATTACCACTTACTTCGTTTTGAACATCAACATCTTTTGGTTGAAATACCTTAACAACATTTTCCCATACCCCATTTGGTTTTGTATCATCTCCAATATCCTCATTCGCTTGTTCTGATTGTAAGAGGTTGGGTAATTCTATATGGGGAAGACTTCCTATAATAATAGGTGTCTGAGAGTTTACACCATCAACAAAGAAACCAAAGACTAAAGCACTTGGTTGTAATTGTGGGATGCGTCCTATTCCTGATACACCACCTTCTGTTGTTGGTACAACACATTGTGCCCAAGGAAGGTCTGTCTGCGGAATATCTTTAGTTGATTGACTATGAATACCATGTACTCTAATCTTTACACGTCCCTCAAATCCATAAGGTGGTGATGCATCGATTACTGTCGCAATAAACCAACGAGTATTATCCCCATAGTATTCACTAGGGATTGGTTTGAACTCAATCTTTTCCATTACAGTTCCTTCATGAGTTTAACAATACTCATACTAACGTTATGATTTGTTTCTGCAAAACTATGTCTTACCGCTCTAATCAAGAAATCTCCACTCTTACCTTTATCTAGTAGTGTATCTTCGTTGTCACCATCCCCAATCTCGGTATTATCATTAGTAACATTCAATCTAACAATGTCACCTACAGATGCTTTTGCCATAAAGAATGCTTGACCCGCAACAAGACATTCAAACTCATTTTTCATGAGATGGTTTCTAATTGCACGTCCTTCTAATTTTTTAATTAATAGGTTGGGATTAAATTCATCATGATAACTTTTGTGAGGCCCATATGTACCTGTCGATGTAACCATATGATAGTTCAATGCATCATAGTCATCTAAGAATGCATCTTGTATTTTTGCATAAGGGTCAAATGTTTGAGAACGTTCCTCAGTTAATATTCCTTCTTTTTCAAGTGACTTAATAGTATTCCTTATAGAGAAGTGTGTGTCTGATATCTGTCCTGTGTTAAGATTGGTATTACCTAGATTTGCAGAATATGAACCGTGTGCAATGAGACCTAAAGTGTCCCCTTGGTTTTTTACTTTTAATTCTTTTACAATAGATGCCTTTTCTAGTTCACCATTATCTTCTGCTTCGGATACATTAGATGGGTTGTATGAATATGGAATTTTACTATTGAAAGGTTTTTGTGCCATCATCACATCAAAATTACCTAAACGTAAGTTGTCATCATGAATAGATGCCCAACAATAAAACGGTGAACCTGTTGGGGTCGTTGCACGTTTTATCATCCAACCAATCGCTTGTAAGGGAGTCATATTAGGAATGATACCCTTTATATTAGTTTGTACAGTATTCTTTGTGACCCCTTGACTTGTGGTCATATAAGATATATCAACATTTTTCTTAAGATACTTTGCAGCAGTTCTTATGATAACATCAGATAATGTACCCTTAAAGGATGTTCTGATTTTATTTAATCTACTACTGAATACAAGTTCATCAACAAATTTGAATAAGTACATACTTGACTTACCATTATCATTCGCCTTTTTCTGTATGTCAATCTGTACAAGTCTAAAGTCTCTAGTAATAATAGGGTCAAGTTCATTACTTACGGAAGCGATTGCAATCCTAAGTATTTCTGTTCCATTAAAATTCATCTTATCGAACAACCCTTTATCATCTAGGATTGATACGTTACCTGTTAAGTATGGTCTATCGATATTTTCAAACACAGTAAATTCTGATATCGAAGTTCTGATATCATAAGACACTGCATCAAACCCACCTAGTCTATCTGCGGATATCGACGCCTCAGTTATCTTAAACTGTTGGGATTGATTTTGTTCTGCCACTATCTACGTCTCTGTTTCATGAGTTTATTGAATTCACCTGTAACGGTTGCAAGTGCTTCGGGTTTCAATACGATAATTTCTTTTAGTTCTTCATTTCTGTTTTCAAGTCTGTTAAGATTTGTTATCGGAATAAGACCACTTGGAGTTGCATCATCGTGTGGGTTTATATCCGTCCATACACCATTAGCATCTTCGTAATGATGAACTGAATTATATTGGGTGGATTCTTTTACAAGTCTCATAGTAATGTTACTACCATCCTCTTCCATATAGGATATAATCTCGTTATCACCATAGTTATTCCCGTCTACAGTATCAATTACAAGTTGACCCAAATCAAGATTACGTTTTACGATTGTTCCTACTGTACCTGAAGTCTGACCCGTGACAACCGAACCTACAGGAAAGGTCTTTGCAAAGTCAATCTCTGTAACAGTTACACGATTAGGCCATCTTAGTTTTGCATAATCAAGGAGTTCATTGTCCGCAATAGGCCATCCTGACTCCCTTATGTGGTCATTTAGTAAGAAGAATGTCCAGTAATGGTCAACTGTTTCATAGAGTTCGTATGATAATGTATCGGGTCTTTCCCCTGATACGACAGTATACTTGTTATAAAAAGAAGTGGAATCTTTAATTTGGTCAATGAGGTCAACATATTGACTTAAATCTTGTGTAAAGACCCGTGCCTCATTATCACCAAAATTATAATTTACAACATCAAATCCACGAAAATATTTAGAAGTCATAATTAGAATCCTGCCTTAATATCACTACGTTGTAGTGTTCTTGTTTCTTGGAATGATAAGGTCATATCAATCTCTTGAAAGTTACCGTCTCTAAACATAGATGCTTGTGTCGGGTTATATGTAACACTTACATCACGAAGGTAACATGGTTTAATCTTTGTTGCAATAGGTTTGTTCTTATACATCGGTTCAATCTTAAACTTGAGTGGGAACCTATAACCTATAGAAACACTTGCACCCGCTATACCCGCATTAATAGTTGTCGGATATAATTCTTCACGGAAGAAGTTGATAATAGATTTAACTTCCTCTGCTTCCTTTGGAGAGGTTGAGATGAACTTAAATGCAAACGAGAATTCACGAAGGTTAACACTCTTGAATAACACACGAGTATTGGGGTTAGTAGTTACCTGTCCCGCACTACGCAACGCACCACCAATCTCATCAGGAAGTCCCGCACTTAATTTAATCATAGCAAGTTTTGCAGTATCACCACCCGCAGCACCCTTCATTGCAGCACCGATAGTTTGTTTACCACCTTCGAATAGTGACTTAACAACTGACCCACCTTTCATGACTGCCTGTTCTGCTGCAGCACCTAGTCCACCAATATCCATATTATCATAATTAACAGTGTCACGATATGCAAGACCTGCTGGTAAATATAGTTTTACACTCTTTTCACTTTTCTTTGCTCTAGGGGATTTACCTTTTACGGTCTCGTTGGTTTCCCCTCTTAATGCTTGTAGTTTCTTTTGAACACCTTCACGAGTATCGTCTTTAACGTCATCAACTGATTTTGTTCCATCAACGACATCTCCTGCTGTTTTCCCAGCAGTTGAAACTGCACCCGCAACCGCATTTAACAGATTACCTGTATCCACACCTGCTTCGTTCAATATGGTGAATTTTATCCTACCCGCAAATTCTTCGGGATTATTAAGTGGATATTCGAAAGTTTGTCGTTTTCTTGTTACTTTTTCTGCTTGGGTTACATTTGCCATAGTTATCTTCCGACTAAATAGTTTAAAAGTCTTTGTCTTTATTTATAAGGTTTTTATGGCATATTCAGGTAGATATACAGTAAAAAACAAATCCAAGTACGAGGGTGACCATACCAAGGTGGTATATCGCTCGTTATGGGAACGACACGCATTCAAGTGGTGTGATGATAATCCATCGGTAAAATTATGGTCTTCTGAAGAAGTTGTCATACCTTATCTATATGCGGTTGATAAGAAGTACCATAGATACTTTATGGACTTGAAGATAGTCTATACAAATGGTAAGACAACACTTGTAGAAATTAAACCTGAGAAAGAGACTACACCCCCCAAGAGACAAGCACGAACTCGAAAGTTTATGACCGAAGCAGCGACTTATGTGAAGAACATGAATAAGTGGGAAGCTGCAGATACATATGCAAAAGACCGTGGGTGGACATTTCAAATATGGACTGAGAAAACACAACCTTTAAAGGGTCTTATACCTAAATCAACAAAACCTTTAAAACCATTCAAAAGACGTAAAAAATAAGTATAAATAGAAGTATGTCAAATATATTTAGTAAACTAGGATTACAGGCATTCCGTGCGGGAATCACTCCCCGTACCGAAGAGTCACGGGAATGGTTTCGTAAGAAGGCGAAGAACCTTCGTTCTATCAATCGTAGAGCATTGATGAAGGAAGAACCCATTCGACAACACTCAACCAAAAATGCACGTGCATTAATTGGTTCAATGCAGATGTTTATGTATGACCCAAAGACAAAAGAGAAATTACCGTATTACGATACATTCCCTTTAGTAGTTGTGGTTGGGCCTGCACCTGGCGGATTCTATGGATTGAATCTACACTATCTTCCCCCGATATTACGTGCGAAGATGTTAGATGCATTGATGGATATCCAGTCCAGTCCTAAGAGTGGTGATGCAAAGTTCAACCTAAGATATAAAACGTTGAAGGCATCATCTAAATTAAAATGGTATAAACCCTGTTTTAAACACTATCTAAATACTCAAGTTGAAAGTAGGTTCGCAGAAGTGAGTGCTCCTGAATGGGAGATTGCAACATTCCTACCGACTGCATCATGGAGAAAATCTAATTCACAGAAAGTCTTCGCAGACTCTAGAAAACAAATAGGTAAATAAAGTGGCAGTACAAACAATAGATGATTTTAAATCTCAGGTAGGTAAGTCCGGCGGATTTGCAGTTAACAACCTATTTAAAGTATTTCTACCACCTATCTTAGGTGAATCGAGAAGTCTTAACTTCTTGTGTAAAGGAGTAGGAATTCCTGGCAGACAGATACAAACGAACGAACATATTATAGGTATCAATAATACAAAGATTGCAAATGGTTATTTGTTTGATGATGTATCAATCACATTCTACTGTATGAATGATTTTAAGATTAGAACATATTTTGAAAAATGGCAAGACCTTTGTGTAAAAAGACAAGGTGCATATGAGATAGGGTATTACAATGAGTATACTCATCCTGTCGTTATTCAACATATCAAGAAGGGTGTTTCTTTCCCTATTAAGAAAAAGAAAATTTTTGATTCAGGTAAACTACCTTCGTCTATTGCGAATAGGTTACCTAAATTGGGGCCAATTGACCTTGCACAAGGTGAAATTGATTTGGACTTCATAACTGGAGATAAAATCACTTACACCTGTATGTTAGATAAAGCGTTCCCAACATCACTACAATCAATGGAATTAAGTAATGATGAAGCATCAATCCTTGAAGTATCGGTACAATTATCGTACAGGGATTGGTTTAGTAAAGAGGGTGACCAAGTCACCCAAAATGACGGTTTCGCAGAAGGACTTGCTGGAAACCTTATTAGTAAATTTTTATAATTAGGAGAATATTATAATGGCACTACCAAGACTGAATGACACACCCAACCATACTATGGTTATCCCATCAACGGGTAAAAAAGTATCATATAGACCTTACTTAGTTAAGGAAGAAAAGATATTGTTGATGGCATTCGAAACGAATGATGAAAAACAAGCGATGAACGCAATGGTCAAGTGTATTGAAGCATGTATCAAAGAAGACATCGATATTAACACATTTACAACATTTGATGTGGAATACTGTTTCCTTCAAATCAGAAGTAAATCTGTAGGTGAAACCGCAGACATTACTATCAACTGTGAGACCGAGGGGTGTGAAACTCCTAATGAAGTTCAGGTAAATCTATCAGAACTAAAATGTTCTGAATCGACTATTGATAATGTGATTGAACTTACAGATACTATTTCTGTTGAGATGAGATATCCTTATTTCAAAGATATGGTTGAAGGTATTACTGATACTTCAAGGACAGAAACAGAATTTGCATATGAAACGATTCAGAACTGTATCGCTGGTGTTCAGGGTAATGAAGAACGTTACGATGCGTCAGACGTATCTGAATCTGAGATGAAAGAATTTCTTGAACAGTTAACTTCCTCACAGTTTATTAAACTTGCAGAATGGTTGGAACATATGCCCAAAGTGAAGGAAGACGTAAAATTTAAATGTAAAAAATGTGGAACTGATAATAATCACACATTAGAGGGGATGCAAAGTTTTTTTTAGTCGCCCTTTCTCATGATTCGTTAGCGAACCATTATAAGACAAACTTTGCAATGATGCAACATCATCATTATAGTTTGACAGAGTTAGATGGAATGATACCGTGGGAAAGGGACATATACGTATCTCTCCTCATGCAGTGGATTGAGGAAGAGAACGAAAGACAAAAAGAAGAAGAACGCAAACTAAGGTATTAAGAAGATGGCAAATGAAGTAGGTTTTTTAGAAGTAATCGAAGAAGTCCGTGAGTCCTCTCTAGAGGAACAGGACAAGACCATAAAGGTCAAAAAGGGTGTTGACAAATTAGTCAATATCTTTGGGGATTTCTATGACCTACAGAGACAGGCGAGACTTGATAATTTAGAAAAGGATAGAGAAAAGGGTAAAGGTGGTAAAGGTGGTAAGGCAGGTAAGGTAAAGGGTGACGGAAAAGAGAAGAAGTCTTGGTTATGGATTGTTGGTGCAATCCTTGGTATGGTCGCTGGTCTTGCAGTAGGTATCGTTGAAGGATTCGCCAAAGCTGCATTACTAATTGGAAAGGGATTCCGTTTTCTTTTTAAACCTCTTGTTAAAGGTTCTCTCGCAGTTGTACGAGGAATCATAAAACTCTACGTAGCATTATTCCGTGGCATTGGTAAGGGATTTGCAAAAATATTCCCTAATTTTACCGCACAAATGACTCGACTCGTTGATAATGTAAAAGATGCATTTAAAGGTTTCCGAGGTAAGAACGCTAAACGTATAACGGCAGCATTAAAATATATCGGTTCTATTCCTAAACGTATTTCACTTCTTGTATCAGGAATTGGTGCCTCATTTAGAATGGGTATGACTGGACTCAATGGTGGAGTCCGAAGTATTCGTGGTAGTTTCCGTAAACTGAACTTTGTCGAAAAGATGGCAAAAGGTTTGGGTGCTGGAATAGCTAGAATTGGTAGAGGTTTCCGTGCAGTACAAAATGGTGTTAAGTCTCTCTTTGCACCTATAAAACTATTTGATAAAGTCTTGGGCCCACTTGCAAAGGGAGCGGATTCAGCGAAAGACGCAACCAAGGGTGTTGGTCGAACGGGCAAGGTTATGGAGAAAATAACCAAAGCAGTTAAGTCGATAAAGAAGGTTATCGGTTCTATGGGTAGTGGATTCAGTAAGATGTTCCCTCTCTTCAGAACTATTGGTCGTACAATATTCTTCCCACTTACTATCATAATGACAATCGTAGATGCATTCAAAGGATTCAAAGAAGGGTTCGCATCTAGTGGTGGTAGTATAATTGGTGGTGTTCTTGGTGCAGTCAGTGGTATCCTAGTCGGTCTTATTGGTATGCCTCTTGACCTACTCAAAGGTATTATAGGATGGATTCTAGGTAAGTTCGGAATGGAAAACGCAAAAGAAATGTTGGCGTCCTTCTCATTCTCAGATATGATTAAGA